GCACGGTGAACAATGATCTGCATTATCCGAGTCGGAGCAGTCACTTCATTCCAATGAGATTGTAGTTTCCTACACGGAGGCGGTTGACCGGTACCCCCTACTCAAGCTTCACATATCAACGGAACCCTAGTGACCCGAGAAGAACCAAGTCCTATGAGCATGAGTTGTGTCTTTTTCACAGAGCTCAAACCATTTGTTGCCTTAAGTTAGCAATTGCCTTTCACACGCAAGCTCATCCAGACCGGGTATCTCACCGTTCCTCCTTGCGAGTCGAGCTGCCTCGACCAAACAGAGTGTGTTGTTGCCTGTCTAGTTTAAATTTTATTTTTTATGTGACTACCATGTATACGGCAAACTATCTGCCCGTTGTAGTAGTCGTCTGATTCTAATACTCTATGATTAAATTGTTCTCTAGCTTCTACGTAACTGCATTCAGCTTTTGATTTGCAATAAAATAATATTTCTCTTGTGAAGTTGTCTGAGCCTAGCTCTGCAATGTCTCGGTTGAGTTGATCGTTGCTGCCATAGTATAGTTGCCAGTCTGAATCTATTTTGCTTCTTATTTTCTTACGTTTCTTTTTGCCGTTCTTTAATTTTACTACTCGGTATGTGGTTTTACTAAATTTTGCTAATTTTTTTCCAATGTACTTTCTGCCTGAAATTGTGTTTGTGATCAAATAAACAAACCCAACGCAATCTTCGGGCAATTGTTCAACGTGAGTGTTTTCATACAACCATACCATGGACTAGTAATTATCATCGGCTTTGCTCCATGGTCAAAAATGATTGTTTTCAAGCAAATAATAATCTTTCATACCAGCTTTTCTCGGTGGCGACTCGCCGTGCCCAACAAAATCTTTGTAATCGTAATAACTGATAATATTCCAATCAGTGTGCTCAATCATGTGGCGCAGCGCTAGTCTAGACGGAATCATACCCAATGGCTTTTTGTTATTTTCAATAATCGATTGCATATTCTTGGTATCAACACTTGGATACCAAATTTTTAGATGCCCATCATCAGATACATCATCAACTACTGTAGATTCTAAAAAGAAATATTTTGGTTTTATAACATTTTTAATAAATGATAAAATTTCTACATGATTGTTAAGATAATAAAGCACATCTTGAAGAAATACCACGTCGTACTTTTCTCCGTTATATGATTTTATAAATTCGTTAATAGTAGACAGTTGCGTGGTGCAACTATTTTCAAGATTTCTAAGACTGATATATTCTTTTCCTAATTGATGACGTGTTGGGTCTCCTTCGACTGCATGAACACTACGGGCACCATTGGCTAAACACCAGGCGCTATAAAAATTTAAGTTGGCGCCAAGATCTAAGATACTAGCGTCTTTGAGTGTATAACCGTGATACACATAGTTTAACCAGTATCTTGCATGCCAACACTTGGGATATTTCCATGTATCATAGTGATCTACTTTTTGAAATCTAGCGTCTGGGTTATCAAACAACTTATGAAAAATATATCCCACATATTCGTGATCAGTCAGTGTGTTGGCCAATAGAGTCAACTGGTTAAAATCCATAGCAATAGTTGGAGTTAGTGTTTTGATCATTTTATTATGCTACCACTCAGTTGCATATTTTTTATCTACCCTGCTGGCTACACACTTAGTCTGGCACTCTTGCCACCCAAAAGTTCGAAATGTTGTTGACCAAAAATCATCAGCGACAGCATCAGCCAGCGCCCGACGATTCAAATCAAATTTGGTAGCGATAGCTTTCCATTCTGAGTTGTGGCTGTAGCGATTGGCCACCCAACAGCAGGGAAATAATCTACCTTGTGCGTCAATGTAAAGCCCTTTGTTGCCAATTTCGCACAGGGGTTTAACACCGTTGACCTCTGTTAGTGATTTGTATAATTGTAGGTTCTTGGTATTTGTCTGTGAATTGAGTCCACGCAAGCTCAACACAACAACATCTCTCTCAAATCTATGCGAGCCGCTTACAAATTTTTTACTAGGTTCAAGCGGATCCTCTGTGCCATACCCAGGATAGATTGTTCCAAACTTGGTACTTTTTGTCAATTGAAATGCATCCATGCCCAGGGACAGGGCTAAATTTTTCATATGATCTATACGATCTTCATTGAATTTAAATGCGATAGCGGCCCAAACTAACCGACAGGCACTGTTATCTCGCAGTGCCGCAATCCCGGTAAGGATACTATTAAAATCACTGTTTACCCGATACAAATTATTTGACTCGTTGTCCCAACCGTCGATGCTGAAATGCACAGTGTCTTGTTCGGTTAACACACTTCCTAGTTCACGCCACTGTTCTGGTTTCTTGTATGATCCATTGGTGACAATGACAATTTCAACCGATTTGATTGATTTGATATATTGAATTACCGGGACCAGATCATGAGCATAGATAGGGTCACCGTCATCTCCACAGAATGTGATCTTTTCTACATTGTCAAGAACAAACTCTGCGGTAAAGTTTCGTTTAAAAAATTCTAAATCTAGTTCTGTGTTTACCAAACTATCTGGAACCTCTTGGCGGGCACATCGCGGGCAACGCAGTGTACACTTTGAACTGATCTCAATGTGAAAATGCCAAGTGGCTAAACTCATGCTATTTCTACATCCGTATTGTAACTGGTAAAGCCGTTTTCTTTAACAACCTTGAGTATGTTCTCCACACGCCCTGCCAGTTCATCTCTATGACTGACCAACCAAATTGATTTGTGACGTTCACGGCTCATGTGTTTTAATAGTGCCAAGGCATTTTCTACACCTTGTGTGTCAAGACCACTATCAATCATCTCGTCTATAAACAACACATTGATGGGTTGATATAGGCTTTCAAACACATCGCGGAAGGCCCAGCTCATGCTGAGAATCAAACGATTTCGCTCACCACGACTTAGGTTATCAAAATCCAGTTCTCGGCCCAGCTCTTCGATGCTGACAGTCAAATCGTTCTGGAACACCACAGTGTGTGGCAAGCCGATCCTGTCCAAATAGTGTGTGAGTCGGGCATTTAAATAACTGAGATTCTGTTCAATGATCTTCTTGCGTATGAAGCTGTCTTTGCTGGTCAACAGTTTGAGCAAGAAGTCTTGATGTTCTTGCAATCGGGTAAGGTCGTTCAGCGTGTCGTAGCTTACTACCTGCAGAGCCTGACCTTGCATGTCTGAGATCTGCTCACCGTAAGGATCTGTTTCGGCCTGTTTGTTTTCCAACTGCGCTTGCAGTGCGGCCATGCTGGATCTATGATCAATGGCATCTTCTTCTCGATCATAGAACATGACCGGTGGCCGTCCTAACGTGCCCAAGGCTGTGTGGGCAGTCTCAAGCTCTGAAAGGAGCTGTGTATGCTCCGAGCACGCTTCTCGCGCTCGCTCCAGATCAGCCTGCTTACCCTCCAGGACTTGTTGGTGCTTATGGTCGTGGAAAGCCTGCCCGCAAGTGTGGCATGTGTGATTTTCAAGTGTCGCAATCTCCTTGCCAAGCTTCTCAATGCTTTTTGTCTCGCGGTCCTTATCAAGCTTCGTGCGGGAGATCTGTCCAGCCAAGTCGTTAAGGTCTTTGCGCTTCTGATCCCATACTTTGTGCGCCTTGTGGGCCTGTATCTCGGCTTCAATGTCAATCTTCTTGAGCTCTTCGAGCGCGGTTGTGAGTTTTTCAATCTCTTCTTCATGTCGGGTCATCCATAATGTTTGCCTGCGTCGCAAGGCTTCGATCTGTTCTTCGATCCTTTTGTTGGCCTCCTGCACAGCACGTATGCGGAATTCTTCCTGCTGTATGGCCTCTTTGGTCTGTCTGTTGTGTTCTTTGATTCGATCAGCACGTTCACTGAGCATGGTTATGCCCAGCAGTTGTTCAATAATAGTACGCTGATCATTGGCCTTTAGACTCAGGAAGGGTTCTGTATAAGTGTTCAGAGCCAAGATATGTTTGAACATGTCATGACTGAGTCCCAAGGTGTGTTCGATAGAATCTTGTGTTTCTCTACTATCGCCCTGTGCATCATCGGTAATTTCTTGTTCTTTGTTGTTGACATAAAACTTCAACACATTGGGTTTTCGTCCACGTTCAATGCGATACTCAGCACCGTTGACCACAAAGTCTAAACTGACCATCATGTTCTTGCCGTTGGTCTTGTTGACCAAGTTGTCTTTGCGTATGTTGCTGAGTGCCTGTCCGTACAGGCTGTAACTGAGTGCGTTGATTATGGTAGTCTTGCCTGTGCCATTGCGACTGCCGTCGCCACCCAGGTCCAGATTCTCGCCCAGAACCAAAGTTAAATCCTTGCGATCAAAATCAATGCCCTGTGTGCTGTTGCCCACACTCATAAAGTTTTTAACAGTTAATTTTTTTATTTGGATCATGACGTTTATTATAACATATTACCGCGGTGCAGGTCTAGTGTGAGACAATGCAAACCGCAATCCACAAAGAATCTATGCCGCCAGGGTACAACAATTGGATCAATGCCACGTTGTTTCAATTGGGTAAAAATTTCTGGATTGTGATTGCTCACACACACAGTTTCGGGATTCAGGGCCAGCACGTTGACATCAAAAACAGTTTCATACACATGTCCAGTCCAGTTACGCAGGTACAGTTCTACAAAATTTGTAAAGTCTTCGTTGTGTTCTTCGCCTGGCACCCACCAGCGTCCATCTACACGGCGCTTCATGATTAGAAAATCATCCAGTTGATTTTGATAGCTTTCTGCAGGAACACCAATCACATGATATCCAGGAAAGTGTGTGTTGTAGTCAATCAAGGAATCGATGCCAATTATGGTACGTTGTCCTAGAATCATAAAACATCCATCGGTATGACAGGACTTGGTGGTTATTTGGCTCACGGTGCGTGAACCAATGTCCATGTGCTGTTGTATCCAGCTGGCATAATCACAGTATTCGTTGCAATCAACCACAATGCGGTCATCCACAGGCAATACATTTGGGCCTTCTAGCCAGTGTACTTCTTTTTGTTCATAACACAAGGCGTCAGCAAATTCATACAGTTCCTGTTTGAT